AACCTATAACGGAATTATACCGCCTTTTAAGCGGCTATATACCGCTAACCCGTCCGAGTGTTGGCTTAAGGAAGATTTTATATCAAGCCCAAAACAAAATCATCACTATATCCCGGCACTATATTCAGATAATCCTCATCTACCCGAAAACTACGTTAAGACGCTCGAAGAAGCGTTTAGCTATGACGATGTGCTTTTAAGAGCATATCGAGACGGGGACTGGTCGGCACTTCAAGCTGATAATGTTCTTATAACAAGCGAAATGCTTAATGCACTCCGGGCGGTCCCGGCTGATGAGAAGATTAAGAAACTCGCAGTAATCTCATGCGATCCGTCATTGGGCGGAGATGAGTGCATTATCGAATACAACGTCAATGGAGATACGAGAGAACGAAAGACTTGCCATACCGATAATACCATGATAGTGGCCCAAGAAGTCCTTGAAATGGCTCATAGGGTTGAATGTTTTGATTTTGTGTGTGATGTCATAGGTATCGGCGCCGGTGTAGCGGACAGGTCAGAACAGCAGGGAATGAGGGTTATACGGATAAATTCAGCGGCGCAGGCCATGAATAAGATTAAATTCTCAAATGTCCGGGCAGAGATGTGGTGGCTCGTCAAAGAGAAGATAGATCGACATGAGTTGATGTTTCCTAAAGACGAGGAGACGCGTAAGCAACTTTGCGCCGTTCACTTCAAGATTCAAGGCGGCCGGGTTCAACTTGAGCTTAAAGAGATAACGAAGAGACGGTTAGGCAGATCCCCGGACAGGGCTGACGCTTATGTTATGGCTATTTATGCGTTGTATATGCTTGCGCAGAAACAAGCCTGGAATACAGGCAAGCCGGAGTTCGCTTCGCAAAGTACAAAGTTAGAGTTCGCCAATGCCGGCGCAGGTAAACCGAAAGAATACGATCCATTCAGTTAAACCATAGGAGGTGATTTATCTGCTTTTGGGGGGGAAGTAAAAAATCAGATTCAGGCGGCGGTGGTGGACAAGCTCCTGCTCCGCCAGTAGCAAGTCCGGCTCCGACAATGCGTGACCCTACTCCGCAAACATCAGCCGGCGCGCAGCGAAGAAGATTAGAGGCTTTGCGATACGGAACGATGAGCACTTACAAGACTAAAGGCGGCGCAGCGGGAATTACCGGCACCGGCGCGGATCTACTCAATACTCAAGGGCAAGGCAAAACCGCATTAGGGGCTTAAAATATGGCTGACACAACTACGATAAACCCGGCAACACAAGCAAACGCCAAGAGTTCTAAGATAGAGCGTTTTCCGATACAAATGCGATTCAATAACCTAAAGAATCAGGGACTATTATGGTACCCCGCATGGCGCGATCTATCGCTATATCTCAATCCGACAAGAGGATTCTTCTTTAACGCCGTTCCTAACTCCGGCTATAAGATAGATCATTCCGTTGTCATTGACGGTTACGCCGCGCGATGTATCCGGGACCTGGCAAGCGGTATGATATCCGGGCTCACAAGTCCATCCCGGCCGTGGTTCAAACTCGAAATCGAAGATCCTGAGCTTATGGAGTTTGATCCAGTAAAGAGGTATTTTGATGAAGTTCAACTCCGCATGCACTCAGTCCTCGCTAAGAGTAACATCTACGAATGTCTACACATGGAATATGAAGAGATAGCTACATTTGGCACTTGTTCGATGTCTATATTGGATGATTACAATGACGTTATCAGAGGCCGCGTTTTCACGATAGGAGAGTATTTCTTGGGGCAAGGACCGGATAATAGGGTAAACACCTTCGCCCGGCAGTTTTGGATGACAGTGGCCCAATTGGTAAAGGAATTCGGCCTAAAGAATTGCTCTGACTCAGTGCAGAGCCTATATAAAACTCATAACACCGAAAATTGGATAAAGATTCTTCATTTAATCGAGCCTAATGATGATAGAATTCCCGGATACGCTGACTTCGAAAACATGGAATACAGATCTCTTTATTTTGAGGATAACGCCATGCAGGATAGATACTTAGAGCTTGGCGGATTTGAAGAGTTCCCTGTTATGGCCGCGCGTTGGAAACTTACCACAACAGCTGATGTATACGGTCGAGGCCCTGGATGGGATATCTTAGGCGATGACAAGATGTTACAGAAAGAGCAAAGAGAGAAATTACTCATTCTGGCTAAGGTAGGCAATCCACCTATGCAGGCAGATGCCTCTGTTCAAAATGTGAACACGCTACCCGGAGGCTTAACTCGTTCAAGTTCATTGCTCCCAAATGCCGGAGTGAGGGCCGCATATCAAGTATCGCCTGATATCAATGCCGTGAGAGAAGATATCCTCGAAATCAAGAAAGCAATGGACGATTCATTCCATAGAGATCTGTTCCGCATGCTATTGAATGAAGCCTCGCGCCCGGCCAATGTTACCGCTACCGAGATCGCGGAGAAACAGTCAGAACGGTTAAGCATGATCTCGCCTGTTGTTACAAAATTAGGCAATGAATTGCTAAAGCCCACTCTTTCAAGGGTTTACAATATTATGAATAAGTTTGGACTATTACCGAAGGCGCCTAAAGAGATTGCTGAAATGGATATCCACGTTCAGTATATCTCAATTCTCGCTCAGGCTCAGAGGATGATAGGTATCACGGCGCTTGAGAATGATATCGCTTTCGGAATGAATATCGCAAAGGGGACGGGTGATATGTCGGTATTGGATAACTACAATATCGATGAAATAGCACAGGAACACTCCAAGGCAATAGGCAACCCGGCTAAGACAAGGAACGCGCCGGATGTTGTAGTCGCAAAGCGTAAGGCAAGGGCTGAAGCACAGGCAAAGGCTGAAAATGCCGCAGCTATGTCGCAGATCGCCGCAGGAGCGAAGGACGCGGGGGCCGCAGCAAAGGACCTGGCAAGTGCTCCAATGAATACTAACAGCGCACTCGATCGCGTCCTCAGCGGTATAACCGGCCGACAATGAAAAACTTAATCCGTATATTTTGGAAAATATGGCCTCACAAGTGCGATAAGAAAATCACTACCGATAGAGCCGGACATTATAATGTTCATCTAACGCATTGTTCAAAGTGCGGGAGATATAGTGGCAAATGACAATTTTGGATTAGACCCGGAGCAGGTAAAGAAAGCCGAAAGGGAAAGGAGAGATCAGGAATTTTTCACATTACGACGGATATCGGATCTGCGGAAGCTGTTGAAGCAACCGGAATTTCGCAGATTCTTTTGGGAGTTATTGAGTGACTGTAAAGTATTCAGCGGTTCTTTTACTCTTAATGCTATGACCACTGCGTTTAATGAGGGAGCGCGCGACGTCGGGATCAAGAAGTTATCAGAACTTAATGAAGCCGATATCAGAGCGTTTGCTCAAATGCAGGCTGAGTTTGTAGCGGAGAAAATACAAAGAGATAAAGAAGCGCAAAAAGAGGAGGAGAAAGAAAATGCCTGAACCAATAGTACCAGCGGCAGATGCGGCGAAAGTAGCGGTGGATGCGGCAGCGGCCCCAGCGGCAGCGGCGGCACAGACACCGGAAGCAATAGCGGCAGCCAAGGTCGCGGATGCGGCAAAGGTAGCAGCGGCCGGCCAGAAGGCTGAACCAAAAAGCCTGATGGACGACGCCAGCGCGGAAGATAAAGCGGCGCAGGAAGCCGAAGATAAGCGGATCTTAGATGCTAAGGATGAGGACTTGAAGCCCGAAGAAAAGACTAAAAAGGCCGAAATCCTTAAAGCTAAAGAGGACGCTGACAAAGCGGCTAAGGAAAATGTCGTACCGGAGAAGTACATTTTTAAGGTTCCGGAAGGCATGGCGTTGGATGAGAAGTTAGTCGAGAAGATAACGCCTATCTTAAAAGAGGGTAATGTTACCCAGGCGACAGCACAGAAGTTAGCGGACGCCTACGCAGACGCAGCCAAAGAGGGCCAGAAAGCGTTTGAGAAGGTGCAGGAAGATAACTTCAATAAGTTTGTTGATGGGCTCAAGGCTGAAACCTTGAAAGAGTTGGGTGTGAACGCAAAAGTTGAACTTGCGGCCGCGGCCAAAGCCCGGGATAGATTCGCTTCTAAAGAATTGATTACGAAGTTGAATCAATCTGGCCTTGCCAATGATAAGGATATGATAAAACTCTTTATCACGATAGGCAAAGCCATCAGCGAACATAAGGTTATAGAGGGAGCGCCGGCGGGTGCCGGTGGCGGTAAAGACCCTATCAAGATTCTGTATGATGCACAAAAGTAAAGGAGATTAAAAGCATATGGGCGCATTAACGAGCGATAAACTGTCATTGCTCGACGTGGCTCGCAGGCTTGACCCGGATGGAAAAGCAGCGATGATCGCCGAAGTATTGACGCATTACAACGAGATATTAGACGATATCCCGTTTATGGAAGGCAATTTACCTACAGGACACAAGACAACGATCAGAGGATCGCTGCCGGTTCCTGCATGGAGATTGTTAAACCAGGGCGTAACACGAACAAAGAGCACCACGAAGCAGATCACCGAGACCTGCGGTATGCTCGAAGCATACTCCGAAGTTGATAAGGATCTCGCGGAGATGGCCACTGACGTATCGGCTTTCAGATACGGAGAAGATAAGGCTTTCATAGAAGCGATGGGCCAGACGATGGCGTCAACCCTATTCTACGGAGATACTTCCGTGTATCCGGATAGGTTCGTAGGATTCGGCCCCAGGTATTATTCACTTGCCACGACCGTGACAACTTACGGCCAGATCATAGACTGCGACGGAACGGGTTCCGATAACACGTCTATATGGCTTGTCGGTTGGAATTCGGATACCTGCCACGGCATATATCCGAAAGGTTCAAAGGCCGGGCTTGTTCAGGAAGATCTCGGATTGCAGACTGTTTACGATTCATCTGTCAATCCGTTCCAGGCGTATAGATCGCACTTCCAATGGAAGGCTGGGCTATGCGTCAGAGATTATCGATACGTGGTGCGTCTGGCCAATATCGATATATCTGATCTCGAGACCGCGGGAGATGCTTCAGATACCTCAGCCAATCTCGTAAAGTATATGAGCAAGGCGCTGGATCTGATACCGCCAATCGGTTCTTCGAAGTTGGTATTTTACATGAACAACCGCGTCAAGAGCATGTTGAGGGTGAAGTTCCTCTCAAGGTCGAACACTTGGGTTACGCTTGATAATCTTCAAGGCCCCGGCGGTATCACTCGGCCCACTCTTAACTTTATGGGGTATCCCATAAGGCGTGTCGATGAATTAACGGTTGCCGAAGCGCGTATCACCACATAACCAAAAACGAAAGGAAGGAGACAATAAGATGATATTAGATAGCGAGTTGATTTTCAGCGGAACGGTATCTTCGGGGACATGGACGGGTCAAGCCATAACCGCAAGCGGCGATACGGCTTCCACAAGCTATGTTGATACTAAGGCCGCAGGCGATGCGATGAATCCCGGCGCCAGAATAAAAATAGTTGCGACTGAGCTTTTCGCGGGCACAGGCACGACTATAAGAGCAAGGCTGCAGACCGATAGCGATAGCGGGTTTGCGACGGCGTTAGTTTCATTGCTCGATACCGGAACTATCGCAAAAGCAAGTACAGTAGCTGGAACAGTGTTATTGGACGCTGTAATACCTAACGGGGTGAAGAGGTATCTCAGAGTGCTGTACACCTCTGATAATACCTTCGAG